TCCGCCACAGTTCCGGGTTATAGAACTCTGGTGGGTCATCGACGTATCGACGGCTAACTTCGTTCCACACTAGGCCCACCTGATGCTTCACTAGCTGCCTAGCGACGAACACTGGTGCTTTGATCCTGAATTGTAACTGTACGTGGCCAAATGGGGTCCAGTGTTTGTGCTTGGCTAGGTACTTGATCAGCTTCACGTCGCCTTCTGTGAGCGTCTTGTGGTGTTTCTGGAATGACACACGGGCTGCATTAGCCACGGTCAAGTCATTACCCATGCTGTTCAATAGTTCAACTTCTACGCTACTCATAGTGCCCTGTCTCCTGCTGCGCCTATGAAGTACATCACTAGGATGGTCATGGCTGCGACCATTGAGCCTATGACCACAAGGTCCAGTAGGTCATCATCGGTCTTCACATAGCCATCTCTGAAGTCTTCATAGATCATCTGTATCTCTGCTGCTACCCAGTTGTATAGCCTTTTGATTATGTTCATACGCAATTTATCCATTCGTCTTTGATTACAAGTTTCACTGTGACCTCACCATCGGGATAGGTCTCATAGGCTTCTTTGAGTTTGTTCCTCAGTTCTAGCCATGTCTGCAGCTGGTCTGCTTCTGCTATGTCATAGTCCCTATAGCCAGCGACATAGGCCAAGCGAGTGACGCCAATGTCCTCTATGGTCTTGTCCTCGTTAATTTTGTAGTCCTTTGTATAGGCTTCTAAATAATAGTCAGCCATTGTTTCGTTTATGTGTACTTCTACAGCCATTGCGGTTTCTCCCGTTTAGTCCATCGCATGTCGATCTCATTCTCACGTACCCTGTAATAGTCCCGATAGGCTGCTATCGTGTCTGAGCCTCTGCATTCGTCATACATACACTGTGGAGGCTCTACGAATGGCAGATCTGGCAGTGCATCGGGTACTTGTCTCAGCCGTGGTAGCACATCAAGTCGCAGTCTTTCGTATTTCTCCGGCTTGCTAAATCGGTGCACGTATTCCGCTAAAAGCGACTCTAGATGCTGCAACCCGTGTTTATACGCAATCTGAGACGATCTGAGCCATTTTGTGCTGGGGTGGTTTAGGTGACTACCTTTGTACACAAAGTCCGCTTGTGGCGTCTCTAAGAGCCTGTGAGCGGCACTGAGCATAATACCCGTTTCACTGATCATCTTGACCACATGCTTGTCACAGAGTGCCTTAGCTGCCTGAGTGGGGCATTCTTCTACATAAAAATAGTTCATCATCTACGCCTCGCTGTGTCTTCATCAGCCCACAGCCACTTGTGATCATCTAGGCACTGGAGTATATCCAGATACTCACGGTTGGTCACGTCCTCGTTGTGCTTCGGGATGCCGTTAATCTCTAGGTTCTCGAATACATAATCATCACCATCATAACTGAGATGGAAACTGTATTCGTCTCCAGTGTATCCGCTGTAGAATTCATGGTCATAGCCTATCATATTTTAGCCTCCTGTTCTGTTCAGCGTCTAAGATTCGCATAGCCTCATGCAGCTTGTCAACATCCGCATGGGATCGTCTGCCGTCATGCTGAAGTTTATACATCACTTCCCATGCTTTCAATATCTCTTCTCGTGTTGGCTGGATCATCTTCATAATTTAGTCCTCTATCACCATTGATTGCTGTACGTCATACGACATCGACCCAGCCGATTGATACACCAGATCAGCAATTTCTGGGTACTCGTGTTCCATCTGTTCTAGCTTTTGAAACGCGAAGATATCATTAGTTTTCATCGTTCGCTTCACTAGGTCTAGGTATTCTCGTATGAGTTCGTTCATTAGTAGTCTACTCCTCTCTTGCCTAATTTCCTCAACCATTTTAACAATGGCGCTCTGTTTTTAATACGCATGACCACGCGTTCGGGATCAGTGTGATGCTTTGTATAGTCTAAAATCTCCCATTGTGTATTCATGTGGTCATACCAGATCACGTAACCTAAAAAATGCATTACGCCACCTCCACTAATGAATTGATGTAGTCCTGTGATACTGTACGTCCGACACCCTTGCCCAGATACTGGTTGATCTGGCGTGAGGTAGTCACTGAGTAGTACTGATCAGTACGGAATGCGCCCTGATCGTCATAACCAGCAACCGGAGTCTGATAGCTAAACATGATCGTGGTGTCGCCTATGGTCAACTCTGTCACGTTACTCTTAACTTGTCGTAATTTCATCTTGTGTGTCCTTGTGTTGTGTTTGTGTGTGGCTAAAGTACCACAGCAAAGCCCACGCGGTCAACATGGGCAGAGCTGTAGTGCCTTAGGCTAACGTTTCCTCTACTTCCTCCATCACTTCAGCCATCAATGCTTCGCGTCTGTCGCACTCAGCGAATACATGACGCGCTACTTGTGTCCCTACTTCAGCACCGTATGCGTCTAGCGCGAGCATGCCTCTAAGCTGTCGCAATTGTGCATCGGTGTAGTGCGGTAGGTCTCTTATGATCTGCTTGCTTGTCTCGTGCATCTTGTGTTGCTCCGTTTCCGTTGTTGATGTGCCCATTATACGCATATTTTTACACTTGAAAACCCTTGTATTTAACTTGTGTATGTGCTAGGCGCTAATGGGTCCTACATAGGCCCACACATGTCAACACTTGACTCCCAGCTCCACTTGTGGTAGACGCCAGAGTTGGCACAGATGTTGCTACCCATGCAAAACTCATGCCAACTTGTGCTGCCTCAAGAGTTGGCACTCTTGTTGCTACTCATGCAAGACTCATGCCAACACCAGCTGCACCCAAAGTTGGCACGATTCTTGCCTTGGGTGGGTCAAATGTAGACACCGGGGGCGGGGATTGACTATTGTAAACATTTGTAGTAGCACCCCAAGCACAAAATAAGCTAAATTTGAGTTAAAAATAGGTAAAACTAACGTTTATTCATGAGTTGCATGTCTTTGATTCCTCTTAGGAATACATAAGTACCCATAATTTTACAAAAGGCGCACCTCTGGGGGCACAAATGTAGTAAAAAGTACAACAAAGTGCTTGACTTTTGTTAAAAAGTATGGTATAATATAAGGCAGATACGAAAGACAATTTAGACACAGCTTCAGAACTACAGTAGTACTACAGAAGCGCTACTGTAATTAATAATTATTATAAACTATAATTATACAACTTAAGTATCTCCTAAGTTAAACAAAGGAGGCAATACGATTGTCAGAAGAAGCAACTAAAGTAGAACCTAAGAAACGAGGTAGACCTAAGAAGTCTTTAGTAGAGGCCAACAAAAGAGGTTCCAGAGGTGCAGTAGGGCGTCCAAAGGGTGACGCAGCTATCATCAATGAGTACAAAGCTCGTATGTTAGCATCACCCAAGTCCCAAAAGGTGTTGGACAGTATTATGAATGCTGCACTGAATGATGAACATAAGAATCAGGCAGCAGCTTGGAAACTACTAATGGACCGTATGCTGCCAGTATCTTACTTTGAGAAGGACAAGCTTAGCGGTGGGAGAAACTCTGTATCAATTACCATTAGTGGGATCAATTCAGACGCCCAAATTACCACTGATCCTACAATTATGGAAGGAGACTACACCGAACATGAGTGAGTTCAAGTATTTTAGTATTGATGAGTTCAACTGTAAAGAGACTGGTAAAAACGAAATGTCCGTTAAGTTTATACACAGGTTGGACGAACTCAGGGAGAAGTGTGGTTTCCCCTTTACAATCACAAGCGGCTACAGGGCAAGAGAACATAGTGCCGAAGCACACAAGAAAACTGTCGGGCAGCATGTACTTGGTGTAGCCGCTGACATTTCCGTGACGGACGGTGTACAGCGTAGGAAGATCGTCGAAGAAGCTCTGAAGATGGGCTTCAAAGGGATTGGAGTAGCCCGTAGCTTTGTCCATGTGGACGACAGGGTGTCCAAGTCAAGCGTTATGTGGACCTATGGTAGTCACTAATGTTTTACACCAAACATCTAACACTGACGGACAATGTGGAACAGACTTTGTTCACAATGCCCGAAGGGTACACAGCAAACATCATGTACGTGTTTGTGGCTAACCACGGTGGCAGTACGAACAACATAGACTTGTACTGGGAGCTAAGTGCTGTACCACAGTTGTACATGTTTGACAACGTGTCCCTTACAGCGGGTAGCAAAGAGATCCTTGGTGGTCAGTCATCAGCACCGATATTTGTTTTACATAACGGAGAAACAATAAAAGCACAGGCGTCCCAAGCTACAGGTAACATGGAAGTAGCTGTGACATTTGAGTTAGTCACAAGACCAACCACGCTAGTTAATTTTAATGGATCTTAACATTAAGCTGCTACCATGGCAGCAACAAGTGTGGGAAGACACAGCCAGATTTAAGATTGTAGCGGCTGGTAGACGTACAGGTAAATCACGGTTAGCTGCATGGATGCTAATTGTGAATGCCCTGCAGACAGACAAGGGGACTGTGTTCTACATAGCCCCAACGCAGGGTCAGGCTAGGGACATCATGTGGGAAACATTGATGGAACTTGGGCATCCAGTGATTGCTTCTAGCCACATCAACAATTTGCAGATCAAGTTGATCAACGGTGCAACGATCAGCTTGAAGGGTGGGGACAGACCAGAGACTATGCGTGGTGTGTCCCTTAAGTTCTTAGTGTTGGACGAGTACGCTGACATTAAGCCTGACGTATGGGAACAGATCTTAAGACCAGCCTTGGCTGACCAGAAGGGTAACGCACTGTTCATCGGAACACCGATGGGTCGTAACCACTTCTATGATCTGTACAAGTACGCAGAGTTAGCTGATGACCCAGCATACAAGTCATGGCACTTCACAAGCTATGACAACCCATTACTGGACGAGGAGGAAATCAATACCGCTAAGAAGTCCATGTCCAGCTACGCATTTCGTCAGGAGTTCATGGCGTCCTTTGAAGCCAAAGGCTCCGAAATGTTCAAAGAGGACTGGGTAAAGTTTGCAGACAAAAGACCAGAGTTCTTTGACTGCTACATTGCCATTGACTTAGCAGGCTTCCAAGACGTATCCAAAAAGAAAACTAAGAACAGTAGACTGGACAACACGGCGATTGCCGTAGTCTTCGTAAATGAAGACGGGTGGTACGTAGAGAATATAATTTATGGGCGTTGGACACTGGAAGAAACAGCACAGAAGATCTTCCAAGCCGTTAGGGACTACAAGCCAATTAGTGTAGGTATAGAAAGAGGTATAGCAAAGCAGGCAGTAATGTCCCCACTGACCGACATGATGAAGCGTCACGCGTTCTTCTTTAGAGTGGAAGAACTGACACACGGTAATCAAAAGAAAACTGACCGCATCATGTGGGCACTACAGGGTAGGTTTGAAAACGGTATAATCTCGCTCAGCAAAGGGGAATGGAACAGCAGGTTCCTAGATGAGTTGTTCCAGTTCCCCGATGTATTAACGCATGATGACCTAGTGGACGCTTTGGCCTACGTAGATCAGCTTGCAAAAGTGCCTTACACTGGCGACTTAACTGAGTACGAGGACTTTGATGTCCTAGACTCCGTATCGGGATACTAATATATGGAAGAGTTCAACGAAGAAAACAAACCGTTGATGATTGAGGAACACTTAGAAGACTGGGTGATGCACAAGTGTAACTCATGGCGTGATCACTTTGAATCCAACTACTCAGAAAAATTTGATGAATACTATCGCTTATGGCGTGGTATCTGGGCACAGGAAGATGCTACAAGAGGCTCTGAACGTTCTAAGATCATTAGCCCAGCACTGCAACAAGCAGTTGAAAGCTCTGTGGCAGAAATTGAAGAAGCGACATTTGGCAGAGGACGCTTCTTTGACATTAAGGACGATGCGAACGACCCTGAAAAAGCGGACATTGTATTTCTCCGTAATCAGCTGCATACAGATTTTGAAGCTACTAAAGTCCGTAAGTCAGTGGCTGAATGCCTTATTAATTCGGCTGTCTTCGGAACTGGAATCGCTGAAATAGTCATCTCAGAAGAAAAAGAGATGGCTCCAGCTACACAGCCCATCATGGGTGGTGACTTGACTGCCGTAGGCGTCAGCGTTAGGGACAGAACGATCTGTAAGCTACGTCCCGTGATGCCCCAGAACTTCCTGATTGATCCCGTAGCTACTAGCGTAGAGGACGCCCTTGGTGTTGCTGTGGACGAGTTTGTATCCCGACATCTCGTTGAGCAGCTGCAGGAGTCCGGTGTGTACCGTGAAGCTGACTTGGGTGGCTCTGCTCCTGACTTTGAGATTGAGCCTGACCAAGACCTCACGGTGTACTTGGACGACAAGGTTCGTCTCACGAAGTACTACGGCTTAGTCCCACGTTACCTCTTGGACGACGCACAGGCAGAAGACGGTGAAGAAGTGTTATCAGAAGACGATAACGATTCTTACTACGTAGAAGCCATCGTTGTCATTGCTAACGAAGGAACTCTGCTGAAGGCAGAAGCTAACCCCTACATGATGCAGGACAGACCCATCGTTGCTTTCCCATGGGACGTAGTACCTTCACGATTCTGGGGTAGAGGCGTATGTGAGAAAGGTTACAACTCACAGAAGGCTCTGGACGCTGAGATCAGGGCACGTATTGACGCCTTAGCACTCACAGTGCACCCAATGATGGCTATGGACGCTACACGTATTCCACGAGGCTCACGTCCAGAAGTTAGGCCCGGAAAGCTCATGCTGACCAACGGTAATCCATCAGAAATCCTACAGCCGTTTAATTTTGGTCAAGTTAGTCAGATTACCTTTGCACAAGCAGATGCCCTTCAGAAGATGGTACAGACCGCTACAGGGGCGATTGACTCCGCAGGCATAGCAGGGTCCATCAATGGTGAAGCAACCGCAGCAGGCATCAGCATGTCTCTGGGAGCCATCATCAAGCGTCACAAGAGAACACTCATTAATTTCCAAGAATCATTCCTGATTCCTTTCGTTACCAAAGCTGCACATCGGTACATGCAGTTTGACCCTGAGCATTACCCCGTGTCGGACTACAAGTTCCACGCTACGTCAACTCTGGGGATTATGGCTCGTGAGTACGAAGTTACTCAATTAGTACAACTGCTGCAAACCATGAAGGCTGATTCACCACTGTACGGATCTTTGATCTCAGCCATCATCGACAACATGAACATCAGTAACCGTGAAGAACTCATTGCACGTCTTGAGCAAGCTTCACAGCCAACTCCTGAACAGCAACAGGCTGCACAGCAAGCACAACAGGCTCAGCTTGAGTTCCAGCAGTCCCAGACAGCAGCACTTATGGGTCAGGCACAGGAGTCCCAAGCTAGAGCACAGAAGATCAGTGTTGAAGCTCAGGCGATACCACAGGAACTACAGATCAGTAAGATCAAGGCTATCACTACTAACCTACAAGCAGGAGACCAAGACGACAAGGAGTTTGAGCGTCGTTTGAAGGTCGCTGAGTTAGCTCTGAAGGAGAAGGACATTAAGCTGAAGGAGAAGTCCTCTGTTCTCAGTTTGGAGCGTAGAAACAGCGAGAAGAAAGCTGAAGACCAACTCATGAGTAGGATCATGCAGTGAACGTAGACCTTAAGATTGCAGCTGTCTATGACAAGCTTGAACAGAAGATCAATGCTGTCACAAAAGCTGTTGGCCCAAAAGGCGACAAGGGCGATGAAGGTCCAAAAGGTGAGGCAGGTAAACAAGGCCCAGTTGGTCCTGTAGGTCCAAAGGGTGAGAAAGGAACAGACGGTAAGACTGGTAAGGACGGTCAAGACGGAAAAGACGGAGTAGGCATAGCGTCCGTAGAAGAAGCTATAGACGGTAACATTGTCTTCAACCTTTCCGACGGTTCCCAGTACGACGTTGACGTATCTGGTCTGATGCAGGAGGCTACGCAGAACATAGTCTCTTCCAACACAGTCCGGCTACATGATAAAACATGGATTGACTATGTAAGCGGATATACGACAACTCCTACGCTGTTGCAAACGATAGCTGACGGAGACGTATATGAATATACCTACACTAACACAACACTCTACAGATTAGTTCCATCAGGTTCAGCTATAGATTCATTCTATAGAACATTCTCCGGTGGAGTTCTTAGCGGTTTAGTTGTTGAAAAAACAATTATAGTTTGAGGATAACAAATGGCTATTGCTACAGATATTGCTATTGACAGCAGCGGTAATATCTACTACAAGGGTGCAGTACATGGCGCAGCTGGCGCTGGTTACTACACTGTCTTGGAGTTACACCGCTTCTTGCAAGATCTGGCAGACGACGCAAGCGCATCCGGAGATGATCTTATTGACATCACGAGCGTCACACCGTCCGACAGATCAACTGACAACATTATTACAGTAAAGACTGGCTACCAGTTAGACGACGCTAATGCTAGTGCTACTGACGCCATCTCTGAACACCTGTACGACGGGTCCATTGTTCAGGAAGGTGACGGTACGATCTTTGACGGTATGCTCGTAATTGCTGCTGAAGGCATGGACCTCCAGATTCTACAAAACGGTGCTATTGTTACCAATGACTTCTGGAACACCATTCCAAACGGTGAAACAACGAAAGGCTTGAACAGAGATACTGCTAACGGTATTTCACATCGGTTCTTGCTTAAGGTAGACAATGCAGGCACTGAGATTGACGGTAGACGCCTCATTGGTATGACCCGTGAAACCGGCTTTACTTACGCAGAGTTTAAGATCAACGGTACGTCACGAGGTAACAACGTACTTGCATTGACCTATGCTGCTGACATTAATGACACCACTGACGCTTCTGGTAGAACAGCTATTACCAATACTCAGGGCTATCGTTCATTAGATATCAGTGGCGACGGTACTCCTGAGCCTTACTACTCAGAATGGAACTTAGCTGGATTCACCAGTAAAGAGTTCTATGAGCGTATGAAGTACATCACTCGTCGTGGTGAGACTGCGCTTATCTATGGCTTAGAAGGTCGTGTATTCAGAGGAGTTACACACCAGCTTGACGGAACACAATCAAGCGGTACGTTTAACGATTTATCTGTTAGTCCCGAAAGCCTGAGTTGGACTGGTGGTACTGGACAGCTGTTGGCTGTTGACAGCAGATCGGCAGCTACTCAGGTTTGGATGCAGATTCTCACAGGTACTGCACCAACAACAGGTGACGTAACGGGCAGCAGTGGCGCTGTTTTTGCTGTCTCTAGTTCTACAGAACGCACAGTGTCTACACCTTTCTGCGGTCAGTCAACTGGTTCTGCTATTATCGGTGCTTACGGTTTCGGTGTGGAAGTTGCTGATACGTCAGCCTCCGATACCTTTACTGACTTGGACGCAAACACTGTCAACCCACCAAACAACGTAACGTTTACAGTCAACGGTATTGTTTCCGGTGAGGACCGTGTACTTGTTGGTCCTGCTAACGGCTCTGCTTTACGTACTGACCAGTTTGACTTAAATACAGCTGTTACTGGTGCTTCCACGTCAGTTATCGTAGAGACTGGTAGTGAAACTATCGGTGCTTCTACGCCAAACCAAACGGACACACCTACGAGCGGAACTATTCGTGTTAAGGGTGACGACGGTGTTTATCATCGTGTGCCCTACACAGGTTTGACTAAAGCGTCCACTACACTAACATTCACTGGCTGTTCTAACGTACCTACGGCGTCAATTGCTA